AATAAAGCTATTGATGAATCAGTAGACCTAGGAAAACAAGCTGGGGGTCCTAAAAAAGTTAAACTAAAAGGTGCTCAAACAAACCCAAAAGTAAATCCTAAAAATTCTAAAAAGGCTGAAGAAGCAAACGCACAAACTTTAATAGAAACAGAAGAATTTATAGAGAATTTAGGTACGTTAAATGTAAAAATTAATAACATAAATAACAGGCGTAAAGAAATAAGTAAAGAACTTAAAAAAGTTACAGAAGAAAGAAAAAAAGTTTTAACAAAACAAGAATTAAAAGACGATGATTACTTACCAGAGTTTATAAAGTCTAGTGGTTTTGGTGTAGAAAGAACAGCACTGTCAAAAGAACTTAAAAAATTAAATAAAGAAAAAGAATCTTTATATGCTAATGAAGCAACTGATAATATTTTAGATGTGTTAAATACAACTTTATTAAACGGACATAAAAAAGGTATCTTAACAGAAGATATTACTAGAGGAATTGTTCATGAAATAACAAGACCTTTATTTGGAGGTCTTATAGGTGGTGCAATAGGAGCTACTTTTACAGAAGAAGGAGATACTAATAGCACAATGATAAATACTGCTATTGCAGGTGCAATACTTGGAGCATTTCAAAGACGTATTCAACTGTCAAAATATGAAGCAATTCCTCAAAAAGTTATAGATGATGCTGGTAAAGAAATAGTTGGTGAATACAAAAGAACATGGTTTAACTACTTAAAAAGTGTAACTGCAGGTTCTCATGTACAAGATTTAATGGCTTGGTCTGCTCCAGTAGTAAACTATGCTTCTAAAATGTTTAAGATGCAAGGTGGAGGAGTTAGACTAGGTCAGAGTGCAAAACAATTAAGTGTAGAAGAAGAAGCTACTTTACAATTAGGTGCATGGAGAACTAGATATAGTGATTTAGTAGGTTCTCATGATGACGATGTATTAATTTTAGCTGGTAAAATTGTAAATCAAAGAAATTTAAAGTCTAAAAAATATTCTTTTCTAAAAGAAGAAGACGAAATAAAAAAAATAGGTAAACGTAAATATAATAGAGCAGTAAAATTATCTAAAGATATAGATACTTATACATCAGATTTTAAAAAATATGCTAGAGAAAGAGGATTAGATTTTAAAGATGAAACACAATACGGCTTAACACAAATACTAGATAGAAGTGTAATAACTACTGCTAATTATAATACAACAAAAAATAAATTAGCTGCAGCTTTTTATTTACAAAATAGTAAAGAGGTAGGGCACAGGTTTTATAAACCTAAAGGTGCTGCAAAAATTAAAGAAGCTAAAAAAGCAGCTCAACAAACAGCTCAAGAATATTTAACTACTAGTACTAATTTGAGAAGAAATTCTATTTGGGCTAAAGAAGTAGATGACCCTAGATTTATTTTTCAATGCAACACTGTGTCAAATAGAAAAGAATAATTTATTTTAAACTCTGCTAGACATTTTAATAAAGAAAGAACACTTTATGACCAAGAAGCGAGAGCATTAGCATCTGATTTATTTGTGCAGAATCCTACTAAAACTTTAGATTTATTAATAAATAACACTATTAACATAGCTGAATTTAGCAAAAGATTTGGAAGTAAAGGAGAAGGGATATCAAAATTATTTAAAGATATAGATAATAATATTGCAAAAATGGTAGACCCTACAGGAAAATTAACACCTAAAGAAATTTTTTCACAGAACAATGCAGCTAAAGAATTGGCAATGAGAGAGAAAAAGAAAATTAAAGATTCTTTAGAAGCTTACTTTGGAGTATATCATGCAGATAAAGCTTTTGATTCTAAGGTAGGTAAATCTTTTGTAACATTTTTACAAACTGGTCTAGCTACTACAAGATTAACAACAGTAGCAATACCTAGTTTAGGTGACCTTTTACAAACAATTACTAACAGTGGTTGGAAAGCTGGTTTTAAAGGAGCAATGTCTGATATTAAATTATCTAGAGAAGGACTTGGATTAGCTGGAAGACAAAAACAAGTAAATGGTAAAGATGCTACTTATGTTGATAAATTTTTAGGCAATAATAGACATGATAATATTATTCAAAGAGAACTTCAAGATGTAATGTTATTACAAGGTGGTAATTTAGAAAAGTATCAACAGCGTTCTATAGATTTTACAAGAAAGTTTTTTGAAGTTGTGCAGTTAGGTAGGGTTACTAGACTAGCTCGTAACTGGTCTTTTGATACAGGGGTTGCCAGAGCTATGGACATATCTCAACTAGTTAAAAAACAAAAAACAGGATTTTTAAAATCTAAAAATGCTTTACAAAAAGAAATGGATACTTTAGGATTGACTTCTTCAAACTTTAAATATCTAAGCCAGTTTGATAGTTTAGAAAAAGCTATAGCTGACCCTACAGCCAAACTTTATTTAAAGAAAGCAGGTATGAAGTCTGCAGACAGAGATGCTTTGATACCTACTGTTGGTAATAGAAGACTATTTTCACAGAGTAAAAATCCTTATGTAAAATTTACAGGTAGTTTTTTATCGTGGGCACAGGCTAAAACATCTCAAACAAATTCATTAATTTCTAGAGTAGAAAATGGAGACGCTGCTTTATTTATAAGAATGATGGCAGCTATACCTTTATTTGCTAGTGTTAGAGAAGCTCAAGTATATTTTTCTCCTAGTGATACATACAAAGAAAAGGTAGATGCAGAAACTAGAAAACAAAAAGCAGGTGAAGCTCTTTTATTCTCAGGATTACCTACAGTATGGGTGGATAAAATAAGAAACATTATAAAATATGGAGGAGATGATTTTATGAGTTCCGTTGCTCCTGTGTTAGGTTATATGCAAGACCTGTCAGAAGTATTAGTTACTCCTCTTGTAAAAATGAATGATGAAGAAGCAAATGTTTTATTAGAGACGGGAGAAAAAGCTCTTGAAGTTTTACCTTTTGGAAAAAGAATTGTAAAAGAAATAGAAGACGCGACAGAAGAAGAAGAAATAAATATTAATTTTTATTCTACAGGAGGAATAGTAAAAGGTAAAGATGACGTTCCTTACACTAAAGAAAACCCAGCCGCTAGAAAAAACCCTGTAACAGGTAAGCCTTTCTCAGAAAAAGCAAGTATAAAAGAACAATTAACTAAACTAGGATTAAAATAAATGAATATAGAATTATGTAAAGAACAAATAAAAAGACACGAAGGCGAAGTACTAGAAATCTACGAGGATAGTTTAGGCTACAAAACTCTAGGGATAGGACACTTATGTAAGCCAGAAGACCCTGAGTATACTTGGGAAGTTGGTACACCTGTGACTCAAGAAGTTGTAGACCTGTATTACAAAGATGATTTTGTTACTCACTTAGCAGAGGCTATACATATCTTTGGAAGCGAGGAAGGTTTCTATAACTTACCTGAAGACATACAACATGTGTTAGTAAACATGTGCTTTAATCTAGGTGGGACAAGACTGTCTAAATTTAAAAATATGATTAAAGCTTGTAGAGAACACAACTGGAAAGAAATGGCTGTACAAATGGAAGACAGTAAATGGTACGGACAAGTAGGTAGACGTAGTAAAGAATTACAGGACATGGTACTAAGTAAAGTAGTCAAGAGTTTAAAATGAAGAACCTATTAAAAACAATAGTCGGTGCTGTAGCTCCTACATTAGGTACTGCTCTTGGTGGTCCAATGGGAGGAATAGCAACTAAAATGATTGCTGATGTTTTAGGTGTTCCTAATAACCCTAAAGCTATAGAGAAAGGACTAGCTGAGGCTACACCTGAACAAATGTTAGAACTTAAAAAGTCTGAACAAGCTTTTGATTTACAGATGAAAGAACTAGAAGTAGATGTCTTTGCTTTAGAGACAGCAGATGTACAAGATGCTAGAGGAAAGTTTAGTAAAGACTGGACAGCTAGGATAATGGGACTAGTAATAGTCGGTGGCTTTATGGGCTACATATTCTTAGTAACTCTACAACCACCTGAGCAAAACTCAGAAGCTCTTATTAACTTAGTACTTGGTTACCT